CGAATGTGAACTGAATATAGCTCTACACGAATCGATACTTGACTTTGCTGAGTCTCAGCTTTGGAAAATGGACAACAAGCCTGATAGAGCTGGCGTAGCTTACACAAATGCAGTTAATCAAGTAAAAGCACTAAATGAGAGATATCAAGTCGAAAAGCCAAAAGGAATTGGTACACAGGGTAGAGCATAATGCTTTGGTCACAGATCGTAGATCGAGCCTGTGTCCCCTTTGAGCCTAATGATGAAGTAAAGGTTAAGGCTAAAAAGTATGGGGAAGAGGCTCAACAAGATTTCGCATACCATACTAGATCATATGAGCGTAGTCGTGGAATCTATATTGATAAAGATGATCGCTCAATTGAACTGCCAGCCGACTTTATTGAAATGGCTGGTTATGTTGAGTTTAGGAATCGTATTCTTAAACTTTATCCTGAACACAAGTTGTTTCCCCGAAGAACATCTTCCAATACGTATCGCACAGGAACTCCCGAATGGTATGAGATAAAGGGTAATAATATGTATTTATACCCCTCACCTTCGAATGTGGGTGTCCTACAATTCTACTATACCGCCACTGTTAATAATCTAGAAGATAGTGCAACTGCTTATAAACGAATTAATTATACAAGCCTAATATCAGGTTATTGGCAAGTAGGTAAACAGGTACAGGGCAGAACTTCTTCAGCAACAGCCACTATTGAAGAAGATATAAACGACAATAACACAGGAACTCTAGTATTATCTAACATATCAGGAACATTTCAAACTAACGAACAAATAGTCCAGCTTGACGAAGAACAGTATATGAACGAACAAGAACAATCCTCTTGGGAAAACTTACTGACAAACTGGGACACGATAGGTTTAGGGGCACGAGCCACAACATCAGGTTTAGCATATGGACATTCGCTGGCTGGAGATAAACCAGCAATTTTACAAGCTTATCATCCAATGTTAATTGATTATATAAAAGCATCTTTGCACGAAGACCAAGGCAGGTATAATGTTGCAGACAGGCATATGGAAAGGTATGTAACCAACAGACAGCTCGTTAAAGGTCAATACCAAAACCGTCAGCGATATGGTGCTGAACAGGTACAAGATGTATTATGATAATAGAAATACCAATATTCGATGGTGGGTTACTTACTAATGTCGACCCTGAGGATATTCCGCAAAATGCAAGTTCGGATACAGAGAATTTTGACATCGATGTCAAAGGGAAAATTCTCAAAAGAAAAGGACTAGAATCTAAGGGGACATTAAACGGCTCTCACTTAACTCAATTGTTTTATTGGGTAGACAGTAATCTAACTGGAGGAGCAAATTGGATTGGATACGAAGATCAAAGTAATGAGATCGTTAAATTCAATAAAGACTTTTCAAGTAAAACTGTTCTAAAAACTTTTTCATCAAGCCCTCCATCTGATATAAAAATAATTCCAATGGCAAACAGTTTAAGGTTTGCTAATGGGCATGATCAGGATGTAGGATTTTTACAATTTATTAATAGACAATTTTTCTTTAGTGCATATACCTATAATGCACTTAAATACGACTCTGCTAGTCCTACTTACCCAACTACTTGGGAACTTGCTTATGAAGGTTCTGTTGAGGGGTCTTTAGCTACTGGAACATATTATTATAAGATTACCCCAGTCTTTGATGGTGTTCAAGAAGCTCAACATGAAGATCAATTTTTCAAAAAAGGTGTAGCTGGTGGTGACGACGGTATTCATTTTTCTTTAACTGTAGATACCGATGATTTTAACCCACGCATTACTGGTGCAAATGTATATAGACATTTTAGTGCGGATGATACACTAACGCCAACCTATAGGCTGGTTAAATCGATAAATCTAGCCACAAAGTCTACATCTACTGATAAGGAGTCAGGACATAGTAATGCACGTATAGGAAATTTTGTATATATACCTGCTGGAGGTATTTCTGCTAAAATAGCCACAGCATGGGCGTGGGCAGACGCTGAAACTAATGGACTGGTTTATGTGAATGTAGGAGGACAAGACACAGGATTAAAGGGTTATAACGTCAGTGGAAGTGACTCAGATCATTTTACAGATAATTTAATATTTTTAGATCAAAATGTAGCGACAGGTACTAACGTATGGGATGGCGACATTAATATAAAGGCGAGTAGACAAAATGATCAAGGTGGAACAGATGATTATAATAGCGGTGGAGTAACTATGAGTGGGTCATATTACGGACGTAAAGTTGTTTATGACGCACGAACCTCAGACAATTGGGACTTTTCAATTGGTGAAAAAAATGGTTGGAACATTGTAATAGGATCACAAACTCTTGCAATCACAAACAGTATTAGTAGAGTTATTGAGTTAAATGCTGAAAGCACAACCTTGGGTACAGACCAAACCGTTGGAACAATTACAAATGGATATTATTATGAGGCGTTATCAGGCAATCAATATAAGATACATATAACAGATTTAAACTTAATTAATGACCGCACACATCGCCTAACCACCACAAAAAACAAAGTTAATTATAATCATGGAGCATTTGTAAACGGACGTTTCTTTGCTGGAGATGTAACGCTAGACCCTGACAATGAGGCAGAAAAGCACGAAGATTTTATAATTTTCAGTTTGATTAATCAACCTGATATACTTCCCGTATCTAATTTTATTCAAATAAAAGATTCACAGGGTGGTAAAATAATGGCTATGCGTAGCCTGAATGATAATTTAGTTATTTTTATGGAAAGAGGGGTATACCAGCTATTCGCACCTTCAGCAAACCCATCTAGCTTTAGTTTACGTGAGAGCGATGTCAATGTTGGCTGTGTGTCGAGCAATAGTATTGTAGAGGCTGGTCAATATTTATTTTTTGCAGGTACAGATAATATCTACATGACTGGAGCAGGAATGAGTAGTACGCCAGTCTCTACAGCCGTTAAGGATGTATATACAGCCTCTTCTAATCTTAACCAAACAATTGGCGTGTATGATCCAATTAAAAATAGAATATTATTTAGATTTGGGAGTGATGGAACTAAAATATATGCTCTTGATTATTTAAAAATAATTGCTGGTCAGGAATCGTGGAACAAGTTGACATTTGCATCAACGAAATCAGTTGATCTAATGTCTATAGACGCTGACCTTAAAGTTTACACAACACATAATGAAAGTTAGATATGAAAGATAGTATTGGCGTAACTGGTGAATGGAAAGCTAGAATTGACCGTGCAGATGGCACTGTTGAGGAATTTGGGGAAAAGAACACTATTGAAACAGCGTTTAAACAGAAGATTGTCGATGCGATGGTTGGCAGTGATACAAGCTGGGCAATGGGTGGCAGTTTTCATACAAATGATGGCAGTGGTCAAAGCCCTAATACAAGTAGCTTAACAGTCCCAGCAGTGGGTAAGGGTGGTATTGTTTTAAACACTGGCGGATCGCAATATGTTGGGTCACAAACAACCATAGGATCATCAACCGCAATCACTAATGGATACAAGGCTACCTTTCAAGGAATAGTTAGAGTAACCCAGTCATATACTATTACTGCTATTTATCTAAAGCATTCAAAGGCAAGTGGAAACAATAATAACTATGATCTAGATATTGCTAGTGGCTCTAACTGGTCTAGTACCTCCATTGGTAATGGAGATCAATTAACAATAAGCTGGATTATCCAAGCTGTAAAAGGAAACACCAGTGTTTCATAGGAAGTAATATGGTAGGAACATTTGATTTAAAACTAATAAGACCAAATGAAGGTGTCATAAAAACCGTAGTCCAAAAGAACGATATCGATACATCTAATGTAGGTTTAATGGCTAAAATAATAGGAAACCTTTCAGCCTCCTCAGGGAATGCTGGAATATATCTAAATCCTAATTTTAGTTATAATTCTTATACGAGTAACGAAAGCTCATCTCATGCAGTTGTAGGTCAGGATGGAATTATTGCAACTAGCCCTGTAACTCTAGGATCGTATTCAGGGCAAGGTGGAGAGACTGAGAGCGATACAACTATCTGCTTTAATGTCTCTCAGACAGAAGATGAGGCAACAGCTACTAAGGCACGGTGGAAAGCACAGGTACAATGGATTAACTCAGAGTTTGAGGCAACAATCCCATCTCTAGAGGGTGGCAGTAATTATATAACTGACTTTGAGCTTGGTAGTAGCTTGAGTGCTTATTTAGATGGCTTTGAAATATCTTTTGCTAGTATAACATTAACTGGTAGCGATAGAGTACAGCCAGCTCTTAATGATATAATAGACATAACTTGGACGATAGAAGTGAGCTAATGAATGGCATCAATTTCATTTACGTCACCCACTAGTAGTACAACTTGGGATAAATTAGACACTGTAACTATTAGCTGGAATAAAACTCCAGCCTCAGGTACATGGGGAGATCAGGTTCTTTATTTATACAAAGGATCATCATTTGAACAAACAATTGTCTCTAATTTATCAGGAACGGCTAGTTCTTATAGCTGGACAATTCCCGAAGGATTAGACAGCTCCTCTAGTTATACTATACAGATTCACACCACGCATGATGATGGTGGTGGTGGAAGTCCTTAATGGCTGTCTCGAATGTATCCGCCACCAGTCAGCAGTTTACAATACAAGACCCCCAGTATGTAGTATTTACGTCACCTAATTCAGGATCATATACTTACTTACAAAATATTAGTATTCAGTGGACAAAAAATAATTTTACCGACAATGTAGACCTATATTGGACTTCATCTACTACCTTTTCTACCTCTAACAATATAACAACCAACTTTAATTCTCACCCATTTACATGGGATGTTCCATCTTCCTTAGCTGGCTCTAGTGTTTATATATGGGTAAGAAAAACAGGGGACTCAACTGTTAAGGACAGGAGTGATAGTGCAATATCTATTACTGCTGTAACCATATCCCGTACTATAGCAGAGCCTATTACCGTATCAGATTCAGACCCTACAAAGGCAACAGATAGCTGGAAAATATTAAGGACTTTTGCAGAGCCAATGACGGTATCAGATGCTGATCCAACAAAGACAAGTAGAACATGGAAATATTTAAGGACTTTTGCAGAGCCAATGACAGTAACGGAGGCAGACTCAAAAACGAGCAGATTATGGAAGAAATTTATAACACTAGCAGAGCCAATGACAGTAACAGATTCTTCATCGGCAACAAGTCGTTTGTGGAAAAAGTTTAGGACTTTAGCTGAACCCATGACAGTATCAGAGTCCAATTCAGCTACAAGCAGACTATGGAAGAAGTTTAGAACAATAGAAGAGCCTATAACAGTAACTGAATCAGATTCAGCTCTTACCCGATTATGGATTAAGGTCAGGACAATTGCTGAAACACTTAATCCTATTGATACTGCATCTGAAGGACACCTTCGTTTATTAGATGAGATTCTTGCTGTAACCGATTCTTGGACAAAAACGATTGCAACAAAAGGTTCTGTGTATCAGCTTGATTCTTCTAGCGGTGACGAATCTTTTTCAGCACTATATAAGACTGGTTGGATTATGCCTAATAATCTCGGAAAGAATTCAATAATTAGACGTATAAACATTGATTATTCAAGTGATAGTGCTATTACACTTAAGATTTTTAAGGACGATGATATAGTCACTCCATTTGCAACAAAATCATTTGATTCATCTTCTACAAGCACGCACGGAAGTATTAGGTTAGGTACAAGGGTTAAGTATTTTCTAGTCTCGATTGAGTCCACTCAATCAGCGAATGAAAACGTGCGTATAGAAAGAATTGAAATAGAGGTAGATGATTAATGGCAAATTCGACAGTTTATCACTTAGGCGGTGCTGACGGGGAAAGTTTTTCGACAAAACGGAAAACGGGTTGGATACCTCTAACTGATATGGCACGAAATACAACCATACGACGTTTTAATGCACGTTATAAAAGTCCTGAAACAGTCACCGCCAAGATTTATTCTAATGGGGACGATACAAACTCCCTGTGGGAAGGTTCTTTAAAAGCAAATGATGGGGATAGTGGTGTGAACATTAATGGTGCAGTGTCTAGTACAACAGCAACCTCGATCACAGTCGACAGTAACTCCATCTTTAAAGACGGAGATTGGGTAAAGATTGGAAACGAAATAATGAAAATTGACAATGTGCCCAGTGCAACATCAATAACGGTTGAGAGGGGTGGTAGGGGTACTACCGCATCAACTCATAGCGATGATGCCAATATTCATTATGCTAACTATCCAAATGACTCAATAGCTATTGGAAGAAGGGCAAACAGTATTATGGTGGAGGTATTGACTTCCGCCTCAACGAGTACGAGCTTAGAAATCGGAAAATTGGAGGTAGAAGTAGATGGCAAAGGGTAAACGTAAATATACTACAACACGTAGTGATTTAGACAGGAAACAATCAACAATTAATTTTTCAAACGAAAGTATAAACTCGGATAGCATGGGAATGGGAGACTTTAAGTTCACAAGTTTAACAGCCCACCAAATAGCTCCATCCGATCCAGCTCAAGATGAAGGACGTTTATATGTTCGAGATAAGGATGGAATTTTGTATTACATAACAGCAACAAAGGTAGGTTAATATGTGGGGACAAGCATTATCACTAGCAGGGGGTCTCGTATCTCCAGCAATAGACGCATTTAGAGGTAGTAGCTCGGCAGAGAAGGCGTATGAAAGGTTCTTAAAGAGTAAAGGAATGTCTGATGCTGACATCAGAAGTCAGGTTAGTCAAACCGCAGGTCTTCAGGCTGATAAAGCTGACTTAGCAAAACAGGGTGTGGTGGGTAATTTGCAAGGTCAAGGTCTTGGTAACAGTATTATTGGTGCACAAGCAGGGATGAAGCTGGATATAGAAAAAAATAAAATGATCGATGCAAGAATGAACCAATTGAATAACGCCAACTTGCAGGAAAAAATGCGACGAGATGAGATGTTTGCTAACTATAGATTGGATAGAGATCAAGCAAAAAGGCAGGGACAATCAGATTTTTGGGGAGGAGCTTTAGGCGGAGGTGGCAAACTTTTAACTAGTTGGTTAAGTAAGCAAAACAAAAATTCTACATCCTCAAGTGCAGGTTAGATATGCCTAGACAATTTGGAACACAAAGACTTGCAAAAAACCCTCTTGATGAACTACTTGCGATGCAAGAGAATAGAAAAAAATCCGCCTTACAGCGAGTGCGTCAATTCCCATTTAAAGATGTTTATGAAAAAGATGGTCAGTTTTATGAAAATGTAGTTAATGATGAAGGGGAGGTAATACCCCAAGTGATAACCGAGGCTCAGTA